CTGCATTGTGTATGCTGCTTGATCCGTTAAAATTAAATTATAATCTTTACCAGATACTGCAGCTACAATTTTATTACCTGTATCAAGTCTAAATGTTCCCGCAGTATTAACTGAAGTTGGTTGATAAACACTATAATTTTCTTGATCACTAAATCTAATAAACATAGGATCTTGTGAAGTAGAATCTCCTATAGTTGTTTCAGTTCCAAAATGAACAACATGTCTATCTCTATCTGAAGTAATTGTTAATCTTGTTGCTGTTGGAGCACCTGACATAATTACTGCTCTTTGCTCTAAAGGATTTGAAACACCAGGATTCCACACAAATGTTTTACCATCTTTAATAGTTGCTATTAGTTGTTCTCCAAAATTATCTAATGACCAGCTACCAGGATCAAGTACAACAGTAGAACTAGTTGTAGCAGAGCCCCAAGTTCCTCTACTCCATGTACCAGTACCCCAACCATAACCATATGTTTGAATTGTTGGACCTATCTCTTCATAAGGATTAATACTTGCAGATCCTGCTGCAGTCATACCTGTACCAGACTCATTTGTTTTCATTTGAATTGTAAAACTGTTTGCGTTAGGTACTGTTAAAACTTCATAAGTAAAATCTTGAAAATTTGCTACAGTAAAACCTGTAGCACCACCTCCAGGTAGAGTTACCGATGTAAAGGTTACATATTCACCAACGTCTAAAGCATGACTAGTTTTGTTGACAGTAACTGTATTAGATCCATTTGTAGATGTAAAAGTAGCACTTGTTAGAGCTGTTGCCAAAGGAGTTACATCATAAAATTTATCTTCATAATAAATATACAAAGCTTTTGAAGTGCCAAGCGCTGCATACCTATTTCCTTCTAAATCTGTCCAAGTGTGTTGAGCACGTGTTGGTCCAGAAATAGTTTCTTGTCCAATAGCTGTATAGCCACCTATTTTTTCTGGTTGACCATATCTAAATCTTACAAAGTCACCATCAATCCATTGGCCTTCTGCTCCTGAAGGAGTATCTGCTTTATTAAAACCTGGGGCTATTCTTACATTTCTTAAAGGCATAAGCCATTTTACAACATTTTATAGCTTCATCCAAGTCAAAGGAGAAGGTATATTATGTTCAGATTTTATGCCTTCTTTCATAGTTAACATTATATCTCCTGATATTGATATTCGAGGTGTGTCTTTTTTATTTTTTCCAGTTTCATGAAACATCATGGATGGAAATATAATTACATTACCTGTCTCTGCAGGATACTCTGCTTTACCATAATTGTTCTGATCCCATTCAGTAAAGTATGGATCTCTTTTGGGTATATTTAGTCCTACCTTATGAGCGTCATCATCAAGCAAAAATAAATTACCTTGTTCATGAGCTTGAGGGTAATAAACAAAACTAAAGTGACTACTCATGTGTCTATGATAAGAAATAAATTGTTCTTTGGTAGATAAGGTAGCCCAAGACTTTGTTATATAAACTTCAAACAAATCTAAATTATATTTTTGTGCAGTTAAACATCCTTGAATTACTTTTGCTAACTCAGTATATAACTCTTTAAATCTTTTATCTTTATGTAAGTTATCATCAATTGATTGTAATTCTTTTGGTTTTATATCCGTGGTCCGTGAGTATTGAGAATTGGTTGGAGTAATATCTCTTAGTATTATAGGTACAATTTTTTTATTAATATCTTCAAAATTTTCTAACTTAGTTATGTAAATTGGATAACCAAACCATTTGGATATGTTTGCCATAAGGCACTATACTAATTTACTCGTAAGAATCTATAAATAACTTCTCCATTACCACCTGCAGCTCCTAAACCAGTAACACTTTCAGTGCCATATTGAGCACCACCTCCACCTCCGCCTGAGCCACGAGTTCCTGCAGTTCCACCAGTTGAACCACCTTGAGGTGATCCTGCACCCCCTGCAACATTTCCAGCATAAGATGCACCACCAATAGATCCACCTATTTGACAGTTGTCTCCACTACAGTTTCCATTATTACCACCAACAACTCCATTACCTGATTGGTTAAATGTTCCGACTGGACCTGAAGTTAAGGTTGTAACTGCTTTAGTTGATCCATCACTGTCTCTAAAGTTACCTGAAGTAATAGCACTGCCGTTTATAGTTGCTGATCCAGCAGTTCCCGCAGTGTTTGTTCTTAAAGGTCCTTGTACTCCACCACCTGTACCACTTGCTCCACCTCCAGCACCTAAAGTAAATAAAGACCCAGTTGAAGATCCAGATAGAGTTGTGTTTGTTCCAGCTGAGGCTGTTTTAGGATGACCAAAATTAGATGTTTGATTTCCTGGTGCACCACCACCACCTATTGAATAAGAAATTGTTTCACCTTCAGCAACAGTAAATACTTTATCTGATACATAAGCTCCTGATCCTCCACCTGCTCCTGCAGACTCTCCACCTGCTTTATCATAACTTACACCACCTGCAGCTCCACCACCGCCACCAACACTTGCTTGAATGTGAATTGCATTAGCACCTTGTGGCACTGTAAAAGTTCCTGAACCTGAACTCAATGTTTGAATTGAAGTTGCTTCGAAAGCTGCAAAAACTAATTTCCAAACTCCAGATACTTTTGCATATATCTCATCTGCTTCTTGCCAAGTACCTGATACTTTTCCATAAGCGTTATCTATCTCTTGAAACGTTCCTGATACTTTGCCATAGGTATTAGCCATTTAAACTCCTATGAATATTTAAACCAAATGTCTCCATCGCTACCTCCAGAAGGAGAAGATGTACTAATTGTAAATTTTCTTTGTAGTTTATCGGCAGTCACTGCATTATCAGCGATCTTAGCTGTGGTCACATTTGCGTTAGAAATGTTTACGGTCAAAACAGCATTATCAGCGATGGCTGCACTGACCACTGCATCATTAGCAATTTTTGCGCTGGTAACTGCATCATCAGCAATTGAAGCTGTCGCTATTGTGCCACCTAAAGTATCTAAAGATACTTCATTCAAATTTGTGCCATCAGCATATGCTGCATAAATCTTTGAAGAGTCTAATGTAAAACCAGTTCCTGAAGCAGTTTTAATAGTAAGATTTGTTGGGTTGGTAATTAATCTACAATCAAATATATAAAATTTTTCTATCGAGTCTGGTATGGTTACTGTAGTTGCACCAGAAAGAGTAATTGTTGCAAATTTAATTACCATATTTCTAGCAGTAGAAATAGATGCATTACTCATAACTAAAGTTGTAGTAGAACCACTAGAAAGAGATATTTGTTCAAATCCAGCTATTGCCTGTTGAACAAGTTCTAAATTTGTATTTGTTTTAGTTCCCCATGTACCGGCATTCTCACCGGTTGCCATAAGTTCTAGTTTAAGATCTGATGAAAAAGTTGATGCCATAATTTTGTATTATACCCTTTTTAAGCTGCCTTATCAACTTCTGTCCAAGTGTTAGAAACTCCTTTGTTTACTTCAGTCCAAGTATTACTCACTCCAAGATCTACATTTGACCATGCTGTAACTAATGGGCTATTTATACTAAATGTCATTTGTATACCTGTTACATCCACAACTGTATTTAGATCTATTGTTACTGAAGCTATAGAACCTGTTAATTGTGATCCTGTAACATCTACAGGAGTATTAATATCTATAGTTTCTTCACCTAGGCTAGCTGTTATTTGTATTCCTGTAACACTAACATTTGCATCTCCTGTAACACTTTGTAGTGCACCAATTGATGTAACCATATCATGTTCGGTGACAACTATACTTACATTACCGTCAGCACTAATTGAGTAAGTTCCAAGTGATAAACCTAGTTGAGATCCTGTAACTGACACAGTTGCATTTGCTAAAGGAGTTTCTTCTCCTAGTGTCATTGTTAATTGTGATCCTGTTACACCTACAATTGTATTTAAGTCTATTGTGGAATTACCTAAAGAACCTGTTAATTGAACACCTGTAACACTGATATTAGCATCTCCTGTTACAGATTGTATTGCTCCTATACTAGAAGCTAAACTAATACCTGTGACTGCAACATTGGTATTTAATGCACC